GTTTCATCTCCTAATCAATTATAATACTTCCTGTGTGGGTATCCGGTCGAAAGAGCTACCTCAATCGATCCTCAACTGGCTCTCTAGGCACTTGCAGAGAGAGCTCCCAACCCGCATAGTCTTACGACTACCGGCCTTCGGCCGACTTCCTTCGTCCCCACTTGAGTTCCTGAGGTCCCCCTGCCTTGTCAAAGGCCGCCTGTAATCGCCCCGAACGGAGCGGTAACATACAGGTCATTGCGGAGGAGAGATCCGAAATAGAAGTGGTGGTAAAAGTCACGGCTCAACTGGCCACAATCAGTAATAACATGACATCCTCGGAGAAAACCCACTAATCAGCACCATCAAACCCCGTACGGGCCCGGTGGCATCAATGACGGAGGTGTAGGGACAATAAATCTCAACCTTACGTAATTGCGACATTCAGCATGAGGGACCATTCTAGGATGATCAGGACCCCACTTCGGGTAGTTGGCAAAACCGGCTGGGCCGAACTCAAGGGTAAACCAGTCTAAGACTGGCTTTGACCAAGAGAACTTCCAGCTAACTACCTTTACGAATTTCTTACAACTCCGTTTAGATGAGACCAGGGGGGGAAGGGGAGGGCGTTGCCGGCGACGGATAGATTTCGTCTGAGGGCCAGGCAAGACTTCTACTGTCTTAAGACATCCGCCTGTTAGAGCATTGCTCCAAACTGGTCTACTGTCAAAAGATAGAGGCTTACCCGTCCAATAGGCTAATCTCCGCCGTTCTGCTTCCGAATGTGCTTCATCCACGATGCTGAAGAGGTCCTCACGAGGAGGCTCTGCGACAACAACCATGTCTGCACGTGAGACCCCAGTTACGATAGGTGGCACAGGATCAGATCCCCGCCACCTACGAAACCAGGCTCTCTTCATCAGCCCAGCAACAACATATCGAGGCACATTGGCCACGCAAAAGTCCCTCAGGACAATTTCGTGCCGGGCTAGAACCGACACAGCGTACTGACGTACACTATGACGCATTTCTTTTGTACCTTTCCATACCTCCCCGAGGAGATCGACACAATCATTTCTGAAAGGCCGAAGAAAAGAGAGACAATGTCTGGGAACGAGACTCGAAGTGGGTACGTGGTAAGGCTGACTATTTAAGTCGAGCCAGGTTTCAGAGAAACCGGTCTTTTCGCGGTTGACAACAAGTCCGAAGGTAGATGTAACTTTCTCCCACAAGTGGAAGAACGATTTATCTCCTGCGAACATGCAGTCATCCCCGTTAAACCTACCAACCCTCCTCTTGCCTTGACCCCAAGTCAAGTCACAACAGATGTCGAAGCAAGCCTTGTTGATAAGACAGAGTATAGGGAAACTCAAGAGATTCCCCATCATCTGTTTTCTTGTCAATAATGTCCGAGTCTTGCGACTCTTGGACATCAAGTGAAGGTCGCCCACTGCCGCCAACATCGTTCCTCTCTCCTCGTCAGTCAGATCAGGACACTCGGCTATAACCGACGTAACAGCCTCAGTTACCCAAGGCAATATGTTATCGGTCGCCGCTGAATAATCGCCGGAGATAAAAGACTCTCCATTGCCTACATCAGCAACAATAGCCGCAAAATCCGACTTCTGAACGTCTCCTCGCACACACCAGCCGAACGAAGTAATGTGATCGTAAAGCGCCTGGTGAACGGGAACTAAAACCCGTTTAACACGCGCGCTCTGCATCGTAACTACTCTAAGCTTACCCTTTTGTTTTGCGACACCAACTCTGAGTTCGGAAATGTCACCGTAGCGACTAGGTCCGACAGAAATAGTGCCGCCTTCAAATCGGGTCTGCTCCAAGCAGCCGTTCTGGTCCGTGTACCCCCCCCACTCACTCTCCCCTCTCACTAACGAGCGGCTACTGGCTAGTCGCTTTCCCCACCCTGTTATTAATTCACGAACTCTCTGCTTGAGCAACCACGACGGATCGTGGGCCCAGCTACGGTCGAGCTCCGGAACAGGGCGAGTGCAAGCTTCTACCCAAGAAGCTCTCGCTTTCTGTGCCGCGGTTACATCGCAAACTGAGCAAACAACGTCAAAGATCCTCACGCAAGACTTCAAAGCAATCTTGCATTCCCTTTTTCGAAACTCACCCAAGTCACGCCCCGCGGAGGCACATACTCCGTCAAATGATGCCCGAGCTGCTAAGCAATTCGCCCCCCAAAAGCTGGGGCGTGGAATAATGAGATCAAACTCAAGTTCCACTAGGCGTAAAGCTTTGCACAAGGCTTTCGCGATGGACCCTACTGCTGGACAGTGGGCTGCCGCGGATGCAGAAGCATCGACCATAGACCTAAATTGGGTCGCCTCTTCCTTGAAGAGAAGGACTAGGCTTACTAGATAAGTCAGTTGGTCAAAGGGATATT